GTCCCCGGAAGCGCCAGCCGCTCCCGCGAATAGGGGGGCTATCGGCTCCGCGGAACCGGATTTCCTTTTTCATCAAATTCGCACCGCGGCTTTTCTTTTTGATTTCCGCAATATCCATGTACTTCATCATGACAAGCCTTGCACAGATACTCAAGATTATCGTGATTGAGCGTCACGTCCGGGTCGTTGATATTGGCAGGAGTGATTGGTGTCTTGTGATGGACGATATACCCGAGCGCCTTGTGGCATCTCTCACACAGCCCGCCGTCAACGCTCTGCCTCTCCGCTATGTACGATGCCCGGCATAGCTGCCATGCACGGGACTTGTAAAAAGCACGGGCATAGTCGTATGCCATCCAGTCATCACCCCAAAACAAAAGCGCACTGCCGAAGCGATACGCTGGAATATTCAAAACGCCGGTCTGTTCCCGGCTGCTTGGTGTCACCCGCAGGTCCGGCCTGCTAGGCCCCGGCTGATTCCGTGCCCGGTGACATATAAGCGGCATCAGGGATTCGAACCCCGCACGCTCCCCAGCCTGCATCTTGCGCGCAGATGGACTGTGAGCAACGTTCCCCAAGTCACGTCAAATTATGCCGCATATCGGCGCCGTCCGCTGAGAACAGGCGGCGCATAGAAGGAGGGGTATCAGCCTGGTATTCCATGCCGCCCCAGGCAGGCGGCGGGAAGTTCTCCCCGAACTTCCATGGTACCAGAATATCACGAAAGTACGTCCCATAAACGCCAAACTAAATAATTTTTTTCTTCTTTGCCAGCAGATAGTAAAAATACCGCCGTTCAGCGTCAAAAGTGTGTCTTGCTGTTTTTAAACCAAAAACCGATTGCAGGTAGTACCACGGCATATCCTGCGTTACCGCCCTGATGATGTTCTGATAGTCCTTTGCGCTCGCCTGTATTGCCGCATGCTCGATCATTTCACAGTCATGTGATAAAACGGCCGCCCGCTCCGCATTGTCCTCTGTAGGCTGTCCTGCGTCGTTTCCGTGCGGCATCCCGGTAATCTGCGGGGAATGGTACGGCCTTCGCAGATCTGCCAGGCGCTGCTTTTTGTACGGATACTGAAGGCAGAAGTTATGTAGTTCGCGGTAGGCATATTTGCCGATATTGTACTCGTCCAGTTTCAGGTCACGCTTGCTCGCCATCTGTTTCACCAGCTTTAAAATTTTCCAGTTTCTTCATTGCTTCGGCTATAAAACGCTTTGTCTGGCTTTCGCTGTATCCAATTTCGCTCGCAACGACTTTGCAAGGCACTTTGCGGCCGTCCATGCTCATGAAAGTTTTTTCGAGCACATTCCGCTCTGTTACAGTCAAAGTCCGTATTGCATCCCGAAGCCACCGTTGCTGTTCCTGCAGCCTGATTATATTTTGACGGTGGAATTTAATTTCCTCGTCAAAGTACTTGCTGCCTTCCATGGCATCCGAAAAAGTCCGGTCACTCACAGAATTGCCATGCGGCAGCCCTGAAACCTGGGCAGACTTCGGAGAAAATTTTTCCCGTTCAGATTCACAATTTCGGATAATTTCAAGTTCATCCGAAATTATTTTTGGCGTTCTGTGATAATTCATAAGGACATTTTTAATTTCCTGCTTTGTCATGCCGATCTTTCCTCCTGCTCTTTATAAAATCTTTGAGTTTTATCCCGCCCATAATTAAATTGCCGATAAGCAACCCGAAACCATACAGGGCTCCAAGGATAATCATCCACACAAAAACTGTTTCCATCAAAATTTCCTCCCATCAATAACCGCGATGGCCTTCAGGGCACAAGGGCATATATAAGGGCTGTTCCCTATACCTCTATATAGGAAAATAAATAGTATATATATAAGGTTACGGGAAAACGCGCTTTTTCTGCCCTTGTGCCCTATTTTAATTCTGTTAAACATTTTTAAACTGCACACCATGGTAAATTTTACAAGACAGTATAAGAGAAACATTCTGAAAGTATCTCTTACTGTTTGTTTTTCGGCGTTCAAATTTTTTCAGCATTTCGGTATTAAACTTTCGGCTGCTCATTTCATACTCGTTATTTTCTTTTGCCCATTTAACATAAGCCTCGTATAAATCATGATCCCATTCTTCCCCGGTTCCAGTTTCGCAGCACTCTGCAATAAACGCGCTGATAACGTCCATCTCAGAGCGGTATTCCGCCGTTGCCTGTTTTACCGCGTCCGGTTGTTCTAGTCCCTCTCTCTGCCATAATAAACAGCCGTCAACGGCCCATTTAAGGATGCCGGAAAGCTCACGCTGCAGCTTAAATTTCAGGCGCTTATCAACTTTTTCTTCCGGGATGCAGACTGTAAACGGGATAAGGCAGATCCGCCGCCAGATACCGACATCTGTTCCACGGATCACCGGTTTGTGGTTTGTGGACATCCATAGTTTGAATTCCGGATAAAACTCAAATTCATTTTCGAACTTTCGGCTTGCGGTCACTTTGTCGCCCCCGGTTAGCTGCTTAATAAGCCCTTCGTTTAACCGGACACCTTCGTTTGGCTCGGAACACGTAACAAACCGGGCGCCTTTCAGGCGGGCAATATCGCTCGTGGGTCCGTTCGTCCCGGGCTTGACCATGATTGTCTCAGGCTGGATATTTGTTGCATAATCGCCGAGAGCATCACTGATTGTTTCCATAAATGTTGATTTCCCGTTCCGCCCGGTTCCGTAGCAGAAAAAGGTACACTGCTCCTGCGTAGAGCCGGTAAGGGAATAGCCGATTGCTTTTTGAATGTAGTGGATCAGCTCCTGATCGCCGCCGAATGTACTGTCAAGAAATGAATCCCATAATGGGTGGTCGATTTTGTCCGTATATTCGCAGTTCGTTATTTTTGTTATGAATTTGTTTTTATCATGAGAATACAGACCGCCGTTTTTCAGATTTACAATCCCGTTTGGCGTACATAAAAGCGCTCTGTGGGTATCCAGCTGGTCGGGTGTAATCGGTACATGATGCTGAGATTCTTTGATCATGGACTCTTTAGAGCGGTTAGAGCGGGACTGTTTTAAATGTTTCATATAATTTTTTTCTACATCGTCCGGATCTCCCCAACTTTGCGGCGCATTTTTGACATAGTAATCCATATCGTTCCGCATCTGTTCAACGATTTCGTCTGCCATGCGGTGTATGGCTCCGGTAACGTCAAAACACCATTTCCGGCCGTCGTAATACAGCCATGACTTATTTACATAACTGTACCGGATACGGTCTCCGAATATGTCCACAAGGCGTTCGGCGTTGCCGGTATCGTCAAAAGAATACAGTTTTTTCTTTTCAGGTTTTGCCGCCGGCTGCCCGATAACAATATGGTATTCTGATTTTGGTTCGTACATTTTGGTACAGCCTTTAATTGCTTTTTGCATCGTGATTTTGCCGTATGTAGTACCGGACTGTTTGCGGTCCCATTTGTCCCGCATCAGGCCGGAGCTGCGGAAGATTTTATCCATGAGCTGCTCGTCACATCTGCACCAGAATGCAAGCATATTACAAAAGCCAAGGTCTGCCTCCGACTGTGATGTGTAAATATTGTCCCATTTGCCGGAATAGAGTTTGCTGAATGCTTCGTGCTGCTTAGAATTCTCTATAAGGCGTATAATCTCGGTCTCTGACAGATTGAGCGGCGCTGGATGTTCTATGCCGGTCGTCGGTTCCGTTCCGCCGCCGATATATTTTTCATGCAACGGTTTAATACGCTCGGTGCAGTCAGCAATCTCGGCGAATTCGGAAGCACAGTTCCCGGTCATGATGAAAAACCTGCCTGATTCATACATTTCTACATTTTTACGGCGGCGGCCTGCCGGAGGAAGTTTTCCCCGGCAGATAATATGGATCCCGTGTCCACTTTGCGAGTATTCCGCATAGGACTGTAGGCCATAGATAAATTCGCTGATTATATTATCCGTATCGCCGTGCTGGTAGTCCTCGATAGCATCTTCTACGCCGTCGATATCGACGCCAAAATAGCCGGATCCGGAAAACATAAAACCAATGCCGGAGAAATTTGCAGAAGCCGCCACAGCCGTATCAAAATCGCACCAGGTATCCGGATTGTTTGACTGTGCCTGCCCGCCGGTTTTCGCGTTGATCGGAACTTTTTTTATCTTGCCGGGGCGCCCCGGGTCCGGAACGGCCTGCCAGCAGCACCAGTTCCGGACAGCGCGCAGTTCCTGCGGTATGTATTCGTACAAAATAATCAGCTCCTCATACTAAAACGGCAAATCATCATCCGTTGGTATTTCCTCAAATTTTTCATTGTGCTGCTGCGCTGCCGCCGGTTCCGGATCCTTTGTGATATCGTCTGCGCCTTTCCATATGTGTCGGCAATCTGGAAACTTCGATTCATTAACCCACTTAACGCGGGCATTTGTTTGTCCCTTGTATTCTTCATGTTCAACTGTCGCACGGAAAATATGGTTTTTCAGATCGTTGCACCAGTCGGCAATCGTTTCGTATTTTTTGCCATCCAGCAGCCCAACTGCTTTGGAAAGGTTCTGTATTTGTTTTGAGCTGTATCCGCCGCAGTTTAAATCGGCCGGTGTCGGAGCTTTTTTCTGCCAGATAGAGTACCAAAGATATTTATTTTTGAATTTCTGGTCGACGTCGTTCCGAAGGACGCATACCACGTTGATATACATTGTGCCGCCTTTGGTAGCGTTTTCACTGGCATATTTGATAATGACTTCGTAATCGCCCTCAGGCAGTAAGTCCGTGCCTTCGCTTGCCTGGCTGTGGTCAACTGTAAATGCCATAATATTTACCTCCTATATGGATTATTGTTGCATATTTTAAGCGCGTCCTCGGGGCTGCGTACGATACCTGCCGCATACCCGTAAGACTGCATAAGTTTTAAAAAGTCTGCCTGTTCCGGCCTGATCTTTCCGTGCGGCTGCTTTACTTCGATAAATGCCACACGGCCGTCATATCCGCAGAAGAGAAGGTCGGAAAAGCCTTTTGGCAGGCCGCAGACACGGCGTAAATGAATTAATACACATTCATGAAATTCATTACTGTAAACTCGTTCGCCCTGCCAGAAGTCGCCGGAATTGGTTCTGAACACTATGCCATAAGGCGACAAGGCAACGCGGATGCGATTTTGAATATCGCTTTCCTGCATTAAATGATCCCCCTCCTTTTTGCCTGAAAATAGCACCAGCCGGGTTTATAATTGTGATTCTTCGCATACGCCCGTAATTCCTCCATGGTTCCGCAATCGTCCGGCGTTTTATAATCAAGCACAATACCTTTTATCTGTTCTAAGCGCGCTGTTTTGATTTCTTCAAGGGTATGTTCCTTAACTGGATAAACATAGCCGCAATGCGGACAGTTGCCCGCCCATTCATGGGTATAAAAGCATTTCGGGCATTGCCTGATTTTAAAGTCCGGCTGGTCGCGTTTTTTTGACGATTTCTTTTTAGGATCCAGAGTCCATTTCCGCTCCATATCCGGCAGTCCGAACCGCGCATAATTTCCTACATGGTCGATTATCACGGCTCGTTTGCCGGGCTTGTACCTCATACAGCGCATAGATTGCTGAATATAGAGCGTCAGGGACTTTGTCGGCCGCAGAAGAATAGACACGCTGCAGTCCGGGACGTCGAAGCCCTCGCTGATTAAATCCACATTGCAGAGAATTTTTATTTCTCCAGATCGGAAACGATTGATAATATCTGCCCGGCGCTCTTTTGGCGTTTCCCCGTCGATATGTTCAGCAGTGATTCCGGCGGCATTAAACTGTACGGCCATATTTTGACTGTGTTCAACGGAAGCGCAATAGCAAATAGCCTGCCGCCCGTCGGCAAGCTGCCGGTAATAGTTGATAACGTCGCCGTAAATTTTGGATTGGTCGAGTTTTTTCACGACCTCGTCGGTCGCGTATTCCCCATGCGTTGTGTGGATGCCGGTCAGGTCCGCAACGGTCGGCGCGTAATACTCGTATGGCGCCAGATAACTGTGTTCAATTAGCCATTTCGTGCTTACGCCTACAATCAGTTTGTCGTTGACATCCCCCATCCCGCCGCCATTCAAGCGGACAGGCGTTGCGGTAATTCCGACCCGCTGGGCATCCGGAAAGGCATCAAATATTTTACGGTAACTGTGGGCAAGGGCATGGTGGGATTCGTCAATGATAATCAGCCTGGGCGGATGAATTTTGGCTGTACGGCGGCAGATTGTTTGAACCATGCCAATCCGGCAAAGGTCCATATTGACGCCCCAGTCTTTAAACGTTTTCCGTATCTGGTCGCAAAGTTCTTTTCTATGGACAAGATACAATACCCGATTGCCTTTTGCAGTTGCCGCCCGTGCCATTTTTGCCGCGATTACCGACTTTCCGCCGCCGCACGGTAAAACTATCAGCGGCGCGCGGAAACCGTCCCTATAGGCCTGCCTTGTGTGGCTTATGAGATCTGTTTGATAAGGCCGCAGCTGATTCATGCGATATGCACCTCGCAGCCTGTAGCTTCCTGCACACGGTATTTGAATTCTTCCGCGTTTCCGTTACTCTGCGATAAGTGGATCAGCCAGATTTCCTGTATCTGCGACAAGTCATTTGCTTTCAGCAGTTCAATGCAGTGTTCAAGGCTCATATGCGAGTGGCGCAGGCGAGACCGCCGCGGATCGCTGTCGGTATCCGCCAGCGTGTCAGCGCAGAAATTGGCTTCCACCATGATGTGTGTTAAGCCGCTGAAGCGGTAATCAATATAATAGGAGTCTGTGACGAAAAGCAGTTTTTCACCGGTCGCGCTGCTTTCAATCAAATAAAATACCGGTTCGGAGGCGTCGTGATGTGCCATATAAGGCTTTACGATAAAAGTGCCGATACGCTCAGCAGGATAGAACGGATTACCAATAGTATCCACACCGTCGCGGTGCCATAGTCTCAGGCGGTATGTCTGCGCACCGGCCTTTTTTGCGGTTCCCTCCGTCATGAAAACGTTGACGCCGGATTTCATCAGATCATTGACAGCCAGGGAATGGTCTTTATGCTCATGGGTTACAATGCATCCGGAAATTTCAGACAGGTTATAATCGCAGCCTTCTTTAATTTTTTTAACCGGCAGGCCGCACTCAATTAAGAGCGCAGTTTGCCCGTCTGATATGCGGTAACAGTTTCCGGAACTGCCTGAACCAATTATTTTAATATTCAAAACGGTTCCGCCTCCTGTGATTCTTTGACTTCTCCGGTTTCCGGATCAACATTTTCAGGCGGTTCAGTTGCTTCGGTTTCCACGTATTCGCGGTTAGCATTCTCTGCAATTTCCTCGTCTACTTCCGCCGCGTCCGCAGCATCCGCACAGCGGCGGGCATACTTGCTGAACAGGGAAGCATCGCTGGAAGAACCGATAATCGGCTTGCAAGCCTTATGTATAACGGTCTTTTTTGCCATTTCTTCCGGAAATTTAGCATGGACGCTATCCGGCTTCAAAGCTCCTTTTTCGTCAAACGGTTTAGATGTTGACTGCCCCCAGGCCTTTTTTATCTGGTCTATGGTCATGACCGTGGAAATCTCGCTGCCGTCTTTATAAACAACCGTGGCGTATGCGGCAATGATCGGCTTTTTCTTATTTTCGAGTTTTTGGGAATGATGGACTTCCACGATCTTGCCGCGTTTGATTTCGTAGTCGAACTTGTCCCCTTCATAGACGGCCGCTGCATAAATTTCATCAATATTGGGGTCAACACGTTTTGCCACGGTAACATCGCCTAAATAAGAGCGCTGCAGCGTAAGGGTCGAGCCGTAAGCAATAAAATAGCATTGCTTTTTGTCTACATTCAGGCCCTGCACACACATAGAAAGCAGTGACGACTTAATACTATCGGCGGTACAGCTTTCAATAGCGGGCATTTTATTGGAGCCTTTGACGGACGGCAGGATAAGGGCGGCGGCTTTCAGTGCGTTTTCCACGGAATAGTTAGCGGGGAGCTGCAAAGCTCCATGGGACAAATATCCGCGGACTTCCGTTGAAACAGATTTCGTCGCGTCCTGGACTTTTGCCAATGTATTATTTGACATATCAGTTACCTTCCTTTTCATCTAAGAATGTTGCTTCGAGATCCGCAATATGGAGCATCAGCGCAAGGGGAAACATACGGAATGCTTTAGGCGTGTTCCGGTCTGCATAGTCGCCCATGTGGAACCGGATCGCAAATGCCTCTTCGCGTGTCAGGTGCATGAATCCGCTGATGATATAAACAGATTTCTCTCCATGGCCATAAGGGACTTTATCATCAACGGTGTAATATGGCTGTTTTTCCCACTGCCCGGTCTGCTCATTTTTGACGTTGCGTGTTGAAGTGGTGTAGAAATTAACTTTACAGATATCGTGAAGCAAACCGCAGACAGCAACAGTTTCTGAAATTGAGATACCTTTTGGATTGATAATTTCCACTTTGGATGATGTAACCGCGCTGTTCAGCCTACGATACACATTCACCGAATGCTCACACAGCCCGCCTTCATGCGCGGAATGATACTTTGCACTTGCCGGTGCTGTAAAGAAATCTGATTTTTTCAGCCATTCCAGCAGCTTGTCCGCACCGTCGCGGTGAATATTTTCTGTATAGAGTTTTATAAACTCGTCTTTCATTCGGAAGCCTCCTTTGGCAGTCGCACTGGAAGAACTAGGCGAAAATCAGATTTATCTGATTCACTGTAGATCATAACTGGGCTGAGAGGATCTCTAAACTCCATAATCAGCGGAGCGCGGATGCCTTTTTGCAAAGATTTTGCTGCGTCTGCGATAAATTTCGAATTGAATCCAATGCGATAAACTACATCACCTGTAGGCATTGCTTCCTGCACATTCAAAAATTCTTCCGAACTTTTAGTCTTAAAAGTGATCTTCTGTTCTCCAAAATTGAACATGATTTCTTCTTTAGATAATTCGCAGGGAATAAAGTCAGAATCAGTTTTGGGAATCGTAAACGGTTTTAAAAGAAAAGCAAATTTATCTTTGCCATCTATAACGTCCACGGAAACGGTAACGGAATGAATTCGATATCCATCAGTTGCATAAACTGCTAATTTTCCGCAAGTGCAATCAAATTTCATGCATTGATGTCCTGGGTGACAGTCTGTTTTTAAAACTGCCGGGCGAAGCGCAGCCATTATGTATTTCAAGTCAGCAGTCTGAATATTAAATTTAGTCATTCCCGCACCTCCACTCTCAGCTTTTTATCGTTTGGCGATACAATCAGCCGGATGATCTGCGAATCCGTTTCAACCGGAAGCGTAATCCCCTCTGCATTGTCAATCCATATCGGCGCGTCGACGCCATAATACTCGGACAGGGTATTGATAATGTCGATGCCGACCTGCAGCCGCTCACCTGTGGACAAATTCGTAGACCCGTTGGGGTATACCACGTCGCAGCACTCGGCTTCCTCGCCGTTTTTCTGCGGCGCGAACATCCGGAACCGGGCAACCTTAAATTTGCCGTTGACGGCCGTTTCCAGCGCATGAGCTTGTTTTTTGACGTGTTCTTCACAGAGAGCGGCAGCCTTTTCCCATTTGCCGAGATCGGCGGAAATTTCTTTTTGCTTATCTTCCAGTTCGGCAACATGCTTTTTCTGCGCTTCGGTCTGTTCAGTTTGTAATTTTATGCGGTTGGCATCCTGAATCTGCTGTTTCACATTGTCCAGTTCACCCGCCAGCATATCCAGTTTTGAGTTTTTCTCGGCGTCCGTACCTTTTTCAAGCTGATCTTTAAGGTCTGTCAGGCGGCCATTGAGGTCTTTATATTCGATTTGTGTTTCATAGACGTAGGGCTTTAAGAGCGACTTGCCTTTTTCAAGATTTTCCTGATAGCGTTTTATGTCTTTTCCGGCAGTTTCAGCTTTTTCTTTCAGGCTTTCTGCTTCTCTGCTTTTATCTTCAATTTGCTTTTTCAGGCCAAGTCCTTCTGATTTTAGCTTTTCAAGATCATTGCTGCGCTGCCGGTTAAACGCCGCCTTAGCTGATTCAATCTGTTCCTGCGGGAGCTTCTGCCCACAGGTAGGGCATATTTCAGAGCCGGTCCATTGTCTATCTTTTGCTTTATGCCATTCGGCTAATTTTGCCGCTTTTTGGTCTGATAAATCGGCAAGATCGGATTTCAACTGCTTTTTTTGAGAATCCGCGTAATTCAGTTCGCGCGTTTTTTCGCTGATCTTATCTTCGAGAGAATTTATGCCATCTTTAATTTTCGCGTTATCGGCATCGACCTTTTCGGCATACTTTCGGCGCCCTTCAGCGATTTTTGTTTCCAGTTCCGCAATCTCACGCCGGACAGCGTTTGCGGAATCGTCGTTTTTCAGAGTTTGAATCTGGTTTTCCAGATCCTCTTGCTGCTTTTTGAGTGCAGCGACATCCGGCATTTCCGGCGTCTCCGTGGGAATTAACCTTTGTGCCTCGCTGATTGCATACGGTATACCGTCAAGCTGCTTCTGTGTGGCTTTGACGTTCTGCTTTGCGAGAGCATAGAAGTTATCAAACGGCCTGCCGTCCATTAATGCAACAAGACCAGGCACCGGTTCAACGTTTAAATCCCCGGCAATCTTCACAAGCGTTTCGCGGCGTTCCTGCCAGCTGAGTGTTTCAGCAAAATAATGTGGATTTGTCAGCAGTTTAAACAGATCTGGATTAATCAGCTCGTCCACGACAGAATTATATTCGCCAGCCTTGACTTCCAGATCATCTACAAAGTAATGCGTTTTGCTCCCTGCATATTTGCCTTTGAGAGCGCCGCGCTTCGGCCATTCCTCTATGTAGGATTTTTTGAGCCTTACGGTTTTGCCGAAATATTCGAACGAGGCTACCACAACAGGCTCCCGGCCGACACCGATATCTGGTTCCGTGCTGCCTGGTTTGTGCGGAATCAGATCATAGTCTTTACGGTCCGCAGAGTCCTTGCCAAACAGCAGCCAGAGAAAAGCGTCTTCTGTGGAAGTTTTTCCGGCGCCGTTGCAGCCATAGATGTTGACATTGTGACCCTGCGGATTAAAGGCGGCATTGATGCTGCGGAAGTTCTGAGCGGAAAAAGTTAGAAGTTTCATTTGACAACCCTCTTTCTAAAGGTTAAAATTTATATGAGTTATTTTGTTTTGCGCCGTTTGTGATGCCAGTCACGAGCGGCCTTTTTTAGCTTTTGCTCGGGCTAATATTTCAGCCCGATGCTTCATGTAATATTTGCGCTGCCTGCTTATCTGAGCTTCTTTGTCATGCCCTATCACTTGTATGCCGTGCTTTTCCGGTGCCTTTTTGGTATCTTTGTGGGTACACCTTGCGCCTGCGGGACAGCCTCTCAGGCGGCCTGTGGCTATGCTGTAGCAGCACGCTTGCAGGTGATAATAGGCAGTCCCGGTGTTGCCAAGCGGGCGGCGATAAATGCAGCCATTACAATATGCGTCCATGCCCCAGCCTCTCTCTTATGTATTGCCGGTTAGCGGCTTTGTTTATCCTGTTCACCGAATCTCGCACAGCCAGCATTGAAATATTCAAAGCCTGCGAAATTTCAGGCCATTTGTATCCGGCTCTTTTCATCCGGAGAACGAGACGATCGCACATATCGCGTTCCCACTTCCCCATTGAACCTTTTAGCACCATACGCTCCCACTTTGTCATTGGATCGCTGGGCGGTGCTATACAATCGTGAAACGGGCAGTGAAAGCAATCATGATTACAACGGCTCATTTTTTGTCATCCTTTTCTGCGACTTTTTTAGCGGTCTTACGGCCTTATTATGGCGGCATTTTAGAGATTGGCCGGCAGGCAGTCTGCGCGTGTAATGTGTGCATCCTTTCCCAGGTGGGCAGCCGCGCAAATGATCGGTAATAACGGCATATCCGCAGTTGGTACTTCCTCCGTTAAGTACCTGCCGATATGCACAACCTCTACAATGAGGGTCCATGTCCTAGCCTCCTACGTATGTATTTGCGGTTTGCCGCCTTACGCTGTGCAACATCTGTGTGACGGATTTTCAGCGCCATTTTTCGTATTTCCCACACCAGCGCGATAACAACCGCAGCGAACCCGCCGAAAATAATCAGGTAGATCATGACGTCAATTAGTGCTTCCATCTGTGTCACTCTCCTTTAGGCTTGCGGGCGTAAGGCTGGTTAAGCCAATTTATGATACATTGCAATTCATGCGGGCAGCCATCATCATCTCCGCAGTCAGATTTACAAAAACTTTCGCTGAGTTTGATTTTGCCAACGTCAACCGCCCGCAAAAATTTTGCGAGTGCTTCAGGGCTTTCCGTGATCGCGCTAAACAGCGTCAGCGCCTTGTTTTCCGGTTCGGCGCGGCGGCTTACTTTTTCGGCTGCTTCATTTGGATTTCCGGCTTCTACGAGTGAAACAATTTTGCAGTGCTTACAACGCACAAGATACAGCCTGCTTTCGCAGTAATATATATCAAGCTGTCTGCTACAGTGCGAGCATTTATGTGTACGGAAATCATGCCAATCCTT